ACAGAATGGAATGGTTCTTTTGTACATGTTAGTGAGTACGAAGCAAAACAACCTCAATTAAATCCAACAAGATTTACAGGTGATCCTCAAGGATTATTAAAATCAAGACCTGCAAGAGTTGAACCTGCTACAGAAAATTTATTACCTGGTAATCCATTTAATATTACTTCAGGTTCTCAAACAATAATAGTTACGGAACCCAATCATGGTAGAGCAAATGGAAGTACTGTTGCTTTTAGAAATATAGACGGAAGCCCTGGAGGCTTGGCTTATACTTTATATGAAAATGTTAATGGTTTTGTAATTAGTGTATTATCAATTAATACATATAGCTTTACATTAGGGTCAACACCTAATACAACAGAACAATCAGGAGGAATGACTGTTACGGCTGGACCTGTAACGTTGACACCATAATATGGCATATACATTAGCAAATTTACAAGATGATATTAGAAATTATACAGAAGTAGATAGTTCTGTATTAAATACAGGTATTTTAAATACTATAATTAAAAATGCTGAAAATAGAATTGACAGAGAAGCAGACTCTGATGATAATAGATTTTATTCCACTTCAGCTTTAGTTACTGGAAATAGATATGTAACTATTCCTGAAGATTTAAGATTTATTAGATATATTCAATTAACAGATTCAGCAGGAGATCAAGTTTTTTTAGATAAAAGAGACACTTCTTTTATGGCAGAATATTATTCTACACCTAATACTGCTTCAGGTATTCCTAAGTATTATGGTAATTGGGATGCAGAATATTGGGTAGTTTCACCTACACCAAATGCTCAGTTTTCAATAACTTTAGCTTATGTTAAACAACCTATAAGTATCACAAATACAACTCAACCTACTGCAAAACCTGCAGCTACCAATGGTACTTATACAAGTAATAAATATCAAGATTTACTTTTATATGCTTGCCTAGCAGAAGCATATGGGTACTTGAAAGGACCTGGAGATATGATACAATACTACGAAGGATCTTTTAAAAGAGCTTTACAATCGTATGCGATTGAACAACAAGGTCGTAGACGTAGAGATGAATGGCAAGATGGAGCTATTCGTACCCCTCTTAAATCTGAATCACCATCAAAATACTAAGGAGATAAAAATATGGCAAATATAATACCGTTCGCATTTAGAGGAGAACTCTTTTCGGGAACACATAATTTTGCAAATGGAGGAGATCAATTTAAAATAGCTTTATATACATCAAATCCATATAGTACTTCAAGCACAGCTTACCTTACTACTAATGAAGTAAGTGCTTCTGGCGGAAGTAACTATGTAGCAACAGGTAATGTTTTAGCTTCACAAGCAGTAGCTAGTGGAACTGCAGTTGCTTCAGTTGACTTTGCAGATACATCATGGAACTCAGCTACTTTTACAGCAGCTTTTGCAGCAATTTATAATGATGCTAAAAGTGATAAATTATGTGTTGTATTAGATTTTGGAGGAAATAAAACTGCCACTAACGGTACGTTTACAATTTCATTCCCTAATCCAAGTACACCAGCTAATGCAATAATAAGTATGGCATAAGGATAAAATAAATGGCTTTAGTAATAAACGACAGAGTTAAAGTAAATAGCACTGCAACTGGAAACAGTCAAAGTACTTTTGCTATTAATAATAGTGTACTTACAGGTTTTGAAACTTTTGCAACTGGTATTGGTGTAGGTAATACAACATACTATTGTATTTTTAATCAAGGTACAAATGAGTTTGAAATTGGTTTAGGTACATTAAGTTCTACAACTAATTTACAAAGAACTACAATTATTTCTAGTTCTAATTCAGACAATGTAGTGGATTTTCAATCAGGCACAAAAGATGTATTTTGTACATTACCAGCAAGTAAAGCAGTTTATTTAGATGCCGATGGAGGCGCAGTTGGTGCAGCCGGCGCAGGTTTTGCCGTTGCAATGGCAATAGCTTTATAGTATAAAGAAAAAGGAAAAAAATTATGGCACAAAATTTTAGAAGATTCGCAGTACAAGCAACTAATAGTGCAGGAACTGTATTTACATCAAACTCTTTTGATACTGTTATAGGTATTAGAATTGCAAACATTACAGCAGCAGCAATTACAATGTCTGTTTTTGTTTCTGTGGGTGGTTCTACTACAAGATACATAGTAAAAGATTTAAGTATTCCACCAGCAAGTTCAGTTGAACTTGTTCAAGGGGGTGCTAAATTTGTAATGGAAAGTTCTGATGTATTAAAAGTACAATCAAGTGCTGCAAATTCAGCTGATGTATATGTTAGTGTTGTAGATTCGATTAGTACTTAACAACAAAGGAATTAATTATGAGTGATACATATCCAAGTGGAGTATACATAGGAAACAATCCTGGTTCTCAGGATATATATACTCATGCCGAAGTTATAGATAATATTTTAACAATTGAAAGTGCAGTTCTTGCGGGACCTGTAACTTTTGAAGCAACAGTAACTGTAACAGGAACCTTGGTAATAGTATAATGAGTAAATTAGAAGTCGATCAAATAGACCCTCAATCAGGAACGACTTTAACTCTTGGTACTTCAGGAGATACAGTTTCTATTCCTACGGGTGTAACTTTAAGTTCAGGAGCAACTTTAACAGCACCTGTATTAGCAGGTTCAGCATCAAGTGCAGGTAAAGTATTATTTAAAGAAGACACAGACAACGGCACAAATTCAGTTACATTAATTGGTCCTGCTGCAACAGCAGATGTTACAGTAACATTACCTGCAGCAACGGATACATTAGTTGGAAAAGCTACAACAGATACTCTTACAAATAAAACAATTAATGCTTCGCAATTAATTGATGGAACTATTAATACTGGAAAAATAGCTAATGACGCTGTGACTTATGGAAAAATTCAACACACAACTACTGCTAATAGAGTTATAGGAGCAGCAAGTGCTGGCGCTGTTGGTGAAGTTCAAGTGGCAACTGACATGGTTGCAGATAACGCAATTACTTTAGCAAAAATGGCCAGTGGTACAGATGGAAACATTATTTCATATGATACTTCTGGTAATCCTGTAGCAGTTGCAACAGGAAGTGATGGTCAAGTATTAACAAGTGCTGGTGCTGGTGCAGTTCCTACTTTTGAAACTTTACCAGCTAGTGGTCTTTATGTAAAAACAGCAACAGCAACTATATCTTCTACTGTTTCTCAAATTGTTTTATCAAATTGTTTTACTAGTTCATATTTAAAATATATGATTATTATAAATGGTTTAAGACCATCTAATACTGGTGAGGATCTTTATTATATACCTTTAAATTCTAGTAACCAAAGTTCTGCCGAACATGGTTATGCTTTGAAACAATATACTTATAATAATTCTGCTGATAATATAACTGCTGACAATGTCAACCATGTTAAATTATGGACAAGTACTGGTACTGGTGAGGGTAAAGATATACATGGAACACTTAATGTTTTTAATCCTTTATCTGGTGGTAGTAAACATTCATACACATATCTTTTTCAAGGTTTTAAACAAAGTAATGGTTCTGGTTTCCTTGTTGGTGGTGGAAGATCAGCCACAACTCAAACTTATCCAAGTTTTAGATTAGAAATGAGTGCTACTACCATGTATGGTGGCACTATAACAGTTTACGGAATAACAAATCCATAGGAATTATTATGACAAAAAAATTAATAGTTAATGCATTAACAAACACTTCAGAAGAAGTTAATCTAACATTTGAAGAACAAACAGCTTACGATAATAAAGTAACAGCTTGGAATAATGGTGCTTTAGATAGAGCATTAAAAGATTTAAGAGATAAAAGAAATCAACTTCTTGCTGAAACAGATTATTTAGCTTTACCTGATGTAGTAATGTCAGAAGACATGACTACCTACAGACAAGCATTAAGAGATTTAACAAATGGACTAACAACAGTTGAACAAGTTGAAGCTATTATATGGCCAACAAAACCGGTATAATAAATTATGAGTGAAGTAAAAGTAAATAAAGTAACCCCACGATCCGGCACTACCTTAACGATAGGCGATAGTGGCGATACTACAAACGTAGTTGGGACATTACAGAATAACGGTGCGGCATTAGTTGGAGATATTTCTTCAGTTGTAGCAGGCACAGGTTTATCAGGTGGTGGTACATCAGGTGATGTTACTTTAAATTCAGATTTATTAGCTAAACAAGGTGGAACAAATTTTACAAACAGTTTATTAGTAGGTACAGATTCAACAGGTACTTTATCTTCGGCAGAAAAAAAT